TCACATCTTCGTGATGTTTCCAATTAGGATCGCCTCTTCGCTTAGAATACCTCTATTTATTTAGGGGTATTTTTTTTTACTTATATTTGTTATAAATCAAATTAAATTAAATGAATGATATTCGTAAAATAGCAGTAGGTCCTGATTACAAAGGTGGAGCTATGCATTATGTTGTAGGTCAAGAAATACTAGGAGGAAGTCATTTAATTCATTTAATAAAAATGAATAAAAGCATTCAATCAATAGGTATTTTTATAGAAAATAAAAAAGGAGAAATTTTTTTATGGAAAGAATTTAATTCTAATATGCCTATTTCTATTGAGTATAATATATATTTTGAATGAAATCACCTTTTTATTTTATTGTAAGGCCAAAGGATAATAGAAGATATAATAGTACTAAAAAAATAGGCAATATAGACTTTATTACTAGTACATCTAAAGAAGATTACGTGGCTTCAAACCGATACGGAATAGTTGTGGAAACTCCAATAAACTACACAGGCCCTATAAGTATAGGAGATACTTTGTTAGTTCATCATAATGTTTTTAAATATTATAATGATATGAAGGGAGTTGAAAGAAGTGGAAAAAGCTTTTTTAAGGATGATTTGTTTTTTATAGATAATGACCAATTTTTTTTATATAATCATAACGGCTCATGGAATGCTCATTCTAAATACTGCATGATAAAGCCAATTAAAAAAAAAGAAAGCTACTTAAAGAGCCACGAAAGTGAAGAACCTTTAATTGGATTAGTTAAATATCCAAATAAATATTTAATTAGCAAAGGTATTAAAGAGGGGGACAAAATTTCTTTTAAACCGGATAGTGAATATGAGTTTAATGTTGATGGAGAAAAATTATATCGAATGTTTGATCATCAAATAACTTTATCATTATGAATGTAGATAAGATAAAATTAGACATAATTAAAGCTGGAGAAAAAGCAGTTAAACAATTAATAAAAGTTGCCGAAGAACAAATTATAAAATATGGAGAAGATGATGAGCTTGCTGCTGATAAATTAAAAAATGCTGCTGCTACTAAAAAATTAGCCATATTTGATGCTTTTGAAATATTAACTAGAATAGAAGCAGAAAAAAATTTAATAGAAGGAAAAGAGTCAAAAAATAAAAAACAACCAGTATCAGGATTTGCAGAACGACGATCAACATAGCTTAATAAAAATTTTAAAAGATTTTTTACCAAAAACCGTAATAACTAATAAGAACAAATTTAAATCTTGGGATTATGGTTATAATGAAAAATATGACTTTATAGTTATATCAAAATCTGGTCAAATTCAAGACATCGTTGAAATAGAAGGAATAAAAATAGCATTACCTAAACCTCCTAAAAAAATACATTCAAATAGTAAAAAGCAATCTGAACAATATTGGGTTCCTTTTGAATATCCAAAAGAATTACAAAAAATAAAATCTATATTTCAATGGCATTCAGCTCCATCGTCATTTAAAGATAAATGGGTTGATTACATTGAAGAAGAGTTTGACAGAAGAGACGAAGGTTTTTGGTTCATGAATAATGGAGTAGAAACATATATAACTGGGTCTCACTACATGTATATTCAATGGACTAAAATAGATGTAGGACTTCCTGATTATAGAGACGCTAATAGAATTTTTTATCTTCATTGGGAAGCCTGTAAAGCTGACAAAAGAAGTTTTGGTCAAGATTATTTAAAAATAAGACGTTCAGGATTTTCTTATATGGCAAGTGAAGAATCTGCAAATATTGGTACTATAAGTAAAGATGCTAGATTAGGAATACTTTCAAAAACAGGGGCTGATGCTAAAAAAATGTTTACAGATAAAGTTGTTCCAATTGTAAATAATTATCCTTTCTTTTTTAAGCCTGTTCAAGATGGTATGGATAAACCTAAAACGGAATTAGCATTTAGAGTTCCTGCTTCTAAGATTACAAAAAAAAATATGTATATAGAAGAAGAGGATATTGTACAAGGACTAGATACCTCTATTGACTGGAAAAATACTGGAGACAATAGTTATGATGGAGAAAAACTAAAGTTATTGGTTCATGATGAATCAAAAAAATGGGAAAAGCCAAATAACATATTAAACAACTGGAGAGTTACAAAAACTTGTCTTCGTTTAGGTAGTAAAGTTATTGGCAAATGCATGATGGGTTCTACAGCTAATGCTTTAGAAAAAGGTGGAGATAATGGCAAGAAATTATATTTTGATTCAAAAGTTTCTAATAGAAATAGAAATGGTCAAACTAAAAGTGGATTATATAGTTTATTTATTCCTATGGAGTTTAATATGGAAGGATTTATAGATAAATACGGCATGCCTGTTTTTAGAACTCCTGAAATTCCAATAATAGGTATTGATGGAGAATTAATAACACAAGGAGCTATTGATTATTGGGAAGCTGAAGTTGATAGTTTAAAAAATGATCCTGATGCTTTAAATGAATTTTACAGGCAATTTCCTAGAACAGAATCGCATGCTTTTAGGGATGAAAGCAAGCAATCTCTTTTTAATCTTACAAAAATATATCAGCAAATTGATTATAATGATTCTTTAATAAAAGATAGATTTTTAACTAGAGGTTCTTTTTCTTGGAAAGACGGGATAAAAGACACTCAAGTCATATTTAGCCCAAACAATAAAGGAAGATTTTTAATTTCTTGGACTCCAAATAAGATACTTCAAAATAAAAGATACACAAAAAACGGAGTTTTTTATCCCGGTAATGAACATATGGGGGCTTTTGGTTGCGACAGTTATGATATATCAGGTACTGTAGGTGGAGGAGCTTCAAATGGAGCATGTCACGGTCTAACTAAGTTTCATATGGATGAAGGTCCAGTAAATGAATTTTTCTTACAATATGTTGCTAGGCCTCAAACGGCAGAAATATTTTTTGAAGAAATACTTATGGCTTGTGTATTTTATGGAATGCCTATACTTATAGAGAATAACAAGCCTAGATTATTGTATCATTTTAAAAATCGAGGATACAGGGGTTATTCAATGACTAGGCCTGATAAGACATGGAACAAACTTTCTAAAACAGAAAAAGAACTTGGAGGGATACCAAATAGCTCAGAAGATATTAAGCAGGCTCATGCAGCTGCAATTGAATCGTATATAGAAAAATATGTGGGATTAGATTTGTTAAGCACTTTTAGAGAGTCAGATTCAATGGGGTCTATGTATTTTACAAGAACCTTAGAAGATTGGGCTAGATTTAATATAAATAATAGAACTAAATTTGATGCCTCTATTAGCTCAGGTTTAGCAATAATGGCTTGTCAAAAAAGCCTATATCAACCTGTTAAAAAAAAATCAAAAATAAAACTTAACTTTGCTAAATACGACAATAAAGGAAGTTACAGTCAAATCATGAGATAAATGAAAGATGTAAAGATAAATATTAATCCAACAGGATTTCCAAGTCAATTTGTTTCTGACTCTGAAAAAAAATCTTTTGAATTTGGATTGCAAATAGGTCAAGCTATTCAATATGAATGGTTCAGAAAAGACGGTGGTCAAAGCAGGTTCTATAGCCAATGGGCAAACTTTCATAGATTAAGACTATATGCAAGAGGTGAGCAAAATATTCAAAAATATAAAAATGAATTAGCTATTGATGGTGATTTAAGTTATTTAAATTTAGATTGGACTCCAATTCCTATTATTCCAAAATTTGTAGATATTGTTGTTAATGGAATGTCAGAGAGGCTTTTTAAAGTAAATGCATACGCTCAAGATGGAATGTCTTTGGACAAAAGAAGCAAATATCAAGTACAACTTGAAAAAGATATGCTTTCTAAAGATTTAATGAAGCAAGTTCAAAATCAATTTGGAATAGATACTTTTGCTACATCAGAAGAAGAAGTTCCAAATACTTCTGAAGAGTTGGCTCTTCATATGCAATTAAAATACAAGCCGTCTATTGAAATAGCTGAAGAAGAAGCTATTAATACCGTTTTAGAAAGCAATCGATATAATGAAATACAAAAACAACTTTATTATGATCAAACTGTTTTGGGTATTTCTATGTGTAAAAATAGATTTTTACCAGGTGCAGGAATAGTAATTGATTATGTTGATCCCGCTAATGTTGTTTATAGTTACACAGAAGACCCTCATTTTCAAGATTGTTTTTATTGGGGGGAAATTAAAACACTTCCAATAACAGAACTTAAAAAAATAGACCCAAAATTGACAAGAGTAGATATGGAAGAAATATCTAAATACAGTCAAAGTTGGTATGACTACAACAATACTGCTCAATATTACAACAATAGTTTGTTTAGTCGAGATAGCGCAACTGTTTTGTTTTTTAATTACAAAACAACTCAAACTTTTACTTACAAGAAAAAAGTAAATGCTTCTGGGGCAGAAAGATTAATTGAAAAAGACGATACTTTTGACCCTACTCAAGAAATGATGGAAGAGGGTAGGTTTGAAAAAGTGTCTAAAACCATTGACGTTTGGTATGAAGGAGTTATGGTAATGGGTACTAACATTCTTCTTAAATGGGAAATGTCTGAAAACATGGCTAGACCTCAATCGGCATCTCAAGAAGTATACCCTGAATTTGTAGCTTGTGCTCCAAGAATGTATAAAGGAGCTTTAGAGTCTTTAGTCAGAAGAATGATTACGTTTGCTGATTTAATTCAAATTACTCATTTAAAATTACAACAAGTAATATCTAGAGTTGTCCCTGATGGCGTGTTTATAGATGCAGACGGATTAAATGAAGTTGACCTAGGAACAGGTCAAGCATATAATCCAGAAGACGCTTTAAGGATGTTTTTTCAAACAGGATCTGTTATTGGTAGAAGTTACACTCAAGATGGTGATTTTAATCAAGCAAAAGTTCCTATTCAGCAATTAAACAGTAATTCAGGACAAGCAAAAATTCAAAGTTTAATAGGTTCTTATAATCATTATTTACAAATGCTAAGAGATGTTACAGGTTTAAATGAAGCTAGAGATGGCTCTACACCTGACTCTTACTCTTTAGTAGGATTGCAAAAATTAGCAGCATTAAGTAGTAATACTGCAACAAGACATATATTAGATTCAGGATTAGAGATAAGTCAAAGACTTTGTACCGCTTTATCTAGCAGAATTGCAGATATGCTTGAATACTCTGATTTTAGAGAAGAGTTTGTAAACCAAATTGGTAAATTTAATGTTGGAATTCTTGATGAAATAAAAGAATTATATCTTAGTGATTTTGGAATATTTATTGAAATACAGCCAGATGAAGAACAAAAAAGAATGTTAGAGGCTAATATTCAAATGGCTTTGCAGCGTGATTCAATAAATTTAGAAGACGCTATTGATATTAGAGAGATTAGAAATATAAAATTAGCCAATCAAGTTTTAAAACTTAAAAGAAAAGCTAAGCAAGATATTGAACAGCAGCAAAAAGCAGCAGCAGCCCAGCAGCAAGGTCAAATAAATATGCAATCTCAACAAATGGCAGCTCAAACAGCAATGCAAAAACTTCAAATGGAAACTCAAGCTGAAATGCAGATAGAAGAAGCTAAATCTAAATTTGCTGTTCAAAAAATGCAAGGTGAAGCAGCTATAAAAGCTGAGTTAATGCAGTTAGAGTTTAAGCTTAACATGGAATTAAAAGGAGTTGAGCTTGATGGATTAAAAAGCAGAGAAACTCAAAGAGAAGACGCAAAGTCTAAAAGAATATCTCAAGCAAATACAGAGCAATCTAAATTAATAGAACAGCGTAAAAACAATTTACCTCCTATTAGTTTTGAATCATCAGAAGATAGTTTAGATGGCTTTGATTTAGCAGAATTTGAGCCAAGATGATAGGATAAAATTAAATCAAATTAAATTATTAACTTTGTAAAAATCAAATCAAATGAAATTAACAGTAAAAGAAGTAAATCCAATTGAACAAAAATCTGTTCAAGAGGTAGAAAAAAATCTTTTAGAAAAACACGAGCAATCTTTAAATAATGAATCTTCAGTAGAAAAAGAGCCTTTAAAAACAGAGGAGCCTTTAAAAACAGAAGAACCTTTAAAAACAGAAAAGCCTGTTGAAATAAAAGATGAAGACGTTCTTTCATATATTAAAAACAGATATAAAGACAAAGAAATATCTTCAATAGATGATTTATTTACTCAAAGAGAAATGAATCAAGAATTACCAGAAGATGTTTCTAAGTATTTAAAATTTAAAAAAGAAACTGGTCGAGGTTTTAGTGATTTTGTAAAAGCAAATAAAAATTACAATGAACTAGAAGACGATCAAGTGTTAGCTGAATATTATTCTTTAACAGAAGAGGATTTAGATAATGAAGATATTCATTATTTAATGGAATCTAAATTTTCATACGATGAAGATATAGATGATGAGTCTGAAATTAAAAAGAAAAATATAGCTAAAAAAAGAGAACTTTCTAAAGCAAAAAAGTATCTTAATGATTTTAAAGAAAAATATAGTGCTCCTCTTGAGTCAAGTGGGAAAACTATTTCTGATGAAATTCAAAAAGAGCTTGATGCTTATAAAAGTTATATTCAAGAGTCTAAAACTATTGAAGAAGCTAATAAAAAAAAGAATGAGTATTTTGAAAAAAGAACAAACGAAGTTTTTAATCCTGAATTCAAAGGTTTTGAGTTCGAAATAGGAGATAAAAAAATAGGTTATTCTTATGGAGATGCTCAGGAAATGAAATCTAAACAAATAAACCTAAATAATTTTATAGGAAAATATATTGGGGAAGATGGTTTGATTTCAGATGCACAAGGCTGGCATAGAGCATTAAGTGCTGCTATGGATCCTGAACGTTTTGCTAAGTATTTTTACGAGCAAGGTAAGGCAGATGGTGTAGGTGATATTACTAAAAAAAGTAAAAACATCAACATGAATGTCAGAACTACGCCACAAAAAATTGGTGATACAGGATTTAAAGCTAGAGCAATTAGCAACAATAACGGTAAAGGCTTAAGGATAAGAAGCAATAAAAATAAATAAATAATTTAAAAAAAATAAAATCATGGCAGGATCAGTTCAAGCAACCCCAGGTTTTGATTTGCAACCAAGTTCGGAGCAAGTCTTATTACAAACAAACTATATTACAAACTTTGATTTCTTAAATCAGTATCTACCGGATACTTATGAAAAAGAATTTGAAAGATATGGTAATCGATCAGTAGCATCATTCTTAAGAATGGTAGGCGCAGAAATGCCTTCTAACTCAGACCTTATCAAATGGGCAGAGCAAGGAAGATTACACACAAAGTACACGAATGTAACTTCAGCAGCAGCAGCTGGTCAAGATACAGCTACTTTGACAATTGGAGACGTATTAGTACCAGGAGCTGGTTCTATTGCAATTAGAGTTGGTCAAACAATTATGTTGTCTGATAGTTCAATTGGTTCAACTAATAGTAACAAAGCAATTGTAACAGCAGTAGATACTGCAGCAGGTACAATTGATGTTGCTTATTACGAAGCAGGAGGACAAACAATGGCAGCAGCAGTTGTGTGTTCATTATTCATTTATGGTTCAGAATTTCAAAAAGGTTCTATTGGAATGCAAGGTCAATTAGAGGCTGATGATTCAATCTTTGAAAATTCTCCAATTATCATTAAAGACCGTTACGCAGTATCAGGTTCAGATATGGCACAAATTGGATGGATTGAAGTAACTACAGAAAACGGTGCAACTGGATTCTTATGGTACATGAAGTCTGAGCACGAAACTCGTTTACGTTTTGAAGATTATCTTGAAACAGCAATGGTTGAAGCAGTACCAGCGGAAGCAGGTGGTGGAGCAGCTGCAATTGTAGAAGGCGTTGCTTCTGGTGTAGGTAATAAAGGTTCTGAAGGACTTTTCTATGTTGTTGAGCAAAGAGGAAATGTATGGGCAGGTGGAAACCCTAATGCTTTGGCAGATTTTGATGCAATCATTTCGCGTTTAGATAAGCAAGGTTCTATTGAAGAGAATGTAATTTTCTTAAATAGAGACTTTGGATTTGATATCGATGATATGTTAGCTGCTCAAAATTCTTACGGAGCAGGTGGAACTTCTTACGGTCTTTTTGACAATGATGAAGAAATGGCACTTAATTTAGGTTTTTCAGGTTTCCGTAGAGGTTACGACTTTTACAAAACTGATTGGAAATACCTAAACGATCCGACAATGCGCGGTGATATCGTTGGTGGAGCTATAAATGGAATATTAGTTCCTGCAGGTTCTACAACTGTATACGACCAAGTTCTTGGAAAGAACGCTAAGAGACCATTCTTGCATGTTCGATACAGAGCTTCAGAAACTGAAGACAGACGTTACAAAACTTGGATTACAGGTTCAGCTGGAGGAGCTGCTACATCGGATTTAGATGCGATGGAAGTAAACTTCTTATCAGAAAGAGCTCTATGTACTTTAGGCGCTAACAACTTCTTTATTTTCAATAACTAGAAGTAATTAATACTAAAAGGCTCAGCTTAATGTTGAGCCTTTTAATTATAAATCAAATTAAATTTAAATCAAATGGCAACTTCAAAAAAAACTAAAACTGCAGTAAGACACAAAAAAAAATCTTTTGTAAACAAGGCTTACAAATTAACTAAAAATCAGGCTCCATTAAGTTACTCTATACCATCTAGAAACACTAAAAGAAAATCTCTTTTATGGTTTGATGAAGAAACAGGAGTAAATAGAGCTTTACGATATTCTAAAAATCAAAAAAGTATATTTGAAGATGAACAAGATAAAAATGTAATCTTAGAACCGATTGTGTTTGAAGATGGACTATTATTTGTTCCAAAAGAAAATCAAATACTACAAAAATTCTTAGCACATCACCCAGGTTTGGGGCATATGTTTGTAGAGGTTGACAAAGAAAAAGATGCTAGTTCTGATGTAGATTATTTAGATTTAGCTCTAGATGCTCAAATGTCAGCAAAAGAATTAGATATTGAAATGCTAGAAACTGTTGCAAGAGTTGTAATAGGTTTAAGAGTAGATAATTTAACTTCTTCTGAATTAAAAAGAGATGTTAGATTATTTGCAAAACAATATCCTAATGATTTTATGGAGGCTTTAAATGACCCTTTATTGCGTCTTCAAAACAAATGCGCTAAATTTTTTAGTCAAAATCTTTTGATTCTTAAAAACAAAAAAGATGTTTACTACAATATAGCTGGTAATAAAAATAAATTATTGACAGTTCCTTATGGAGAAGACCCATTATTTATATTAGCTTCGTTTCTTCAAAGTGACGAAGGATTGGAGGTTTTAAGGATATTAGATTCAAAGTTAGATTAATAGCAAACTACTAACTATTTCCAAGAAGGGGCTTTGATTATTCAAGCCTCTTTTTTTTTGTATATTTGTGAAAAGGATTATCAATGGCATCTATTATAAATACAGTAAGAGCGACTGTTCTTTCAATTGCAAATAAAAACAACTATGGATATATAACTCCTAGTGACTTTAATTTATACGCAAAACAAGCTCAGTTAGATATATTTGAAGATTATTTTTATCAATACAATAATTGGATTGTAAAACAAAATGCTAGAGTTTCAGGAAGTGGATATGCTGATATTATAAAAGGACTCGTAGAAGTTGTGGATAGCTTTTCTTTAACAAGCAGTTATACTCCTATTTTAAATCAATTTGATTTACCAAATGACTATTATTTAGTTAATAAAATTTATTTTATTCCTGACAATACAGAAATAGAAAGAGTTAGTCAAAGTAAAATACTATCATTAAATGCCTCTCAATTAACAGCTCCATCTGAAATGTTTCCCGCCTATACACTTGAAGGAAATACAGTTACTCTATACCCTTCATCTACTAAAAGCGTAAAAATTCAATATATTAGATACCCAAAAGATCCTAATTGGACTTATGTTTCATTAAGTCAAGGAGAGCCTGTTTTTGACCAATCAGCAGCCGATTATCAAGATTTTGAATTACCATTATCTGATCAAGTTAATTTAGTAAACAAAATACTTCAATATGCAGGTATGTCAATAAGAGAAATACCATTAGTTCAATTTGGTCAAGCAGAAGAAAGCATAGAAAACACACAACAAGGATAAGATATGGCATATTTAACACAGTATCAATATTATGAAAATGATGGAAATAATCCTGAAAATGCTAATTGGGGTTCATATCAATATGTAACATTAAAAGACATAGTAAATAACTTTGAGTTAATGTATGTTGGAAATGATAAATTAATAAATAACGTAGAAAGATATAATATTTTATTTCATGCAAAACGAGCAATACAAGAATTAAATTATGATTCTTTAAAAGAAATTAAAATTTTAGAATTAGCAGTTGATGATACTTTAAGATTTATTTTGCCAAGTGATTATGTTAATTGGGTTAGAATTTCAATGTATAAAAATGGAACATTATTACCTTTAACTGAAAATATTCAAACAAATTGGAGTGACGCATATCTTCAAGATAATAATTATAAAATATTATTTGATCAAGATGGTAATGTTTTAAAACCTGAGTTTTCAACGGTGGATATTGATAGAATTACAGGAAGCAATAAAACTATATATTTAAATGCTGAAAGTCCTTATGACGGACAAGAAGGTTATTTTTATAATGGAATATGGTATTTTGAATATCCTATCGGCGGAAGATATGGTTTAAATACTGAGACAGCAAATCAAAACCCTACTTTTAAAATAAACAAAAAATCAGGAGTAATTAATTTTAGTTCAGATATGGCGGGAGAGTTAATTGTTTTAGAATATGTTTCAGATGGAATGGAGAGTGGTGTAAATGCGGATATAAGTGTAAATAAATTATTTGAAGAGTTTATTTATGCTTACATAAAATATGTAATACTTTCAAGTAAATTTGGTATACAAGAGTACATTATAAATAGAACTAAAAAAGAAAAATCAGCTCTTTTAAGGAACGCAAAAATAAGATTAAGCAATATCCATCCAGGAAGATTATTAATGAACCTAAGAGGTCAAAACAAGTGGATAAAATAATATGGCTAAAATTCAAAAGAACTTTATAAAAGGTCGAATGAATAAATCCGTTGATGAACGTTTAGTTCCTCAAGGAGAATACATAGACGCTTTAAATGTTAGGCTAGGTTCTACTGAAGGAACTGAAATAGGAGCAGTAGAAAACTCTAAAGGAAATAGTCTTTTAGTTGAAATTAAATATTTAAATCTTCCTTTAACATCCAATGCAAGGTGTATTGGCGCATATGAGGACGGAGCTAATGAAACTATCTATTGGTTTGTTCATGATCAAAATAACATATTGTCTCCAACAGGCAAAGTGGACATGATTATTTCATTTAATATTCAAAATTCTATTTTATTTTACCACGTTATATCTACTTCTGTATTAAATTTTAGTAAGGATTTTTTAATTAATGGAATAGATTTAATTGGAGATTTATTGTTTTTTACAGACAATTTAAATCCTCCTAGAAAAATAAATATAAATAGAAATTACTTAGAGCCTGTTTCTGGAATAGACCAAATAACGGAGCAAGATATAGGTGTAATATTGGCCCCTCCATTAAACGCTCCTGTATTAAATCAAATTCAAATTGCAGGAGAAGAAAATTATATGGATGACTTGTTTTTAAGTTTTGCATATAGATGGCAATATGAAGATGGAGAGTATTCTGCTATATCACCATTTACAAGAGTATCGTTTACTCCGGGCCCATTTCAGATAAATTATGACACATACAATAATGATGGAATGAAAAACATCTTTAATAGTGTTAATATTTCTTTTAATGTTGGAGGAAGAAATGTAAAAGATGTTGATGTTTTATTTAAATTCTCAACAAGCCAATCAGTAAATGTAATTGAAAGATATAATAAAATTGACCAAGGTTGGCTTGACAATACAACTCAATCTATTCAGTTTACAAATAAAAAAATATACACAGCTCTTCCTGAAGAACAATTATTAAGGCTTTATGATAATGTGCCTAGATTAGCTCAAGCTTTAACTATAATGGGAAATAGATTGATGCTCGGTAATTATGTTGATGGCTATGATGTTGTAAATGAAAATGGCAAACAAATATATTTAAACTATGATTTATCTTTAATAACAGAGTCTTTAGTAAATGATGAGCTTGAGGGTGTTAGAAACTCTTTTAATTATACCATAGATAATATTGTGTCAGTTCAAAATTCATTGGTTCAAATAAATTTTGCAGGATTAAATTTAATACAGGGATCTCAAATAGGAATTGATTTTAATTATATTAATAGCCAATATAGTGGTGACCCTTTATATGATGACGGCACTCAACCTGAAAATCAATTTAATTTTACATTTTTATTTAATTTACAAGAAAACTATTCTAATATTCATGATTTAGTTACTAGTCCAGAATTTGTGGATGCAGTATCTTCGTTTCAACCTATTCCGAATTGCTCTGATGGAACTTCTGTTACTGATGTTTTTAACTGTGGAATCGTAGCCAAAAATAATTGGTCTTATGATGGATTTGGTGTTGCAGGTATAAATGAAGGATTTGTTATACAAAGTTCAGCAGGAAGTGATGTTGTAGGAATTATTGTTCCAGGGCTTAGGTTTGAAGAAATAGCAACTCCAGGGAATTATGCTTACGAATATTTACAAGCAATTGAGGTAACTGGATTATACTCATTAGACTCATCAAAAGAAAGTCTTCATAGTAATAGAGACTATGAAGCTGCAATAGTGTACATGGATGACTATGGAAGAAGCACAACTGCATTAGTAGATACAGAAAATACTGTTTACATTCCATGTGAAAACTCAATAACAAAAAATAATATAAGAGTACAATTAAATAATTATCCTCCTTATTGGGCTACAAAATATAAATTTGTTATCAAAGAGTCCAAGACAGGATACAGAACAATTTATTCTAATATATTTTTTAGAGAAGAAGAAACTGGCAATGCATGGTATAAACTTGAAGGAGATAATAGGGATAAAGTTAAAGATAATTCTAATTTATTTGTAAAATCAGATAGTAATGGTCCTGTTCTTAGATGCACAGAAACTAAAGTTTTAGACTTTAAGAGTCAAGCAGAAGATTTTTTATGTACAAAAGACGCAGATGGACAGGTTATATCAGGGACTTGTGGTCAGCCTGCTGGAACTTATATGCAGCTTAAGCCATCTAATTTTGCTGCAAATGCTCCTGATAATTCATTTATAGACAGGACAAGTCAAGGAGGTTTTAGTTATATTACTGAATCACCTAATACAGGCTCTAGTTATAGCTATGCAAGAGTTTCTTGTGCATTTGAAGATGACGCAAATCCTGGATCCTATATTCCTTTTGATATTCCGTCAGGCAGTATAATTGAATTTAGATTTAATACTAATAGAAACAAAAGAGGGTCTAGATGTGGAAGCAGAAGGTATGACTACAACAAGACATTTACAGCAGGTCAAGATTATTCAGATTTAGCTGCGTTTGTTTCTGGTCAAAATATAGATTTTACAAATGGAATATCAACTGGTAGTGATAATACAATAAATACTATAGACCAAATTAATGGGGTACAGACTTATTTTACAAATTATGTTAATCCAGGGACAACAACTATTAGTTTTCAAGAAGAAGCAGATGGAAATCTTTGGTTAATTATACAAACAGGTACTCCTAAATGTGGTTCTCCAGATAAAAGAGGTTCTTATGAAACGGTTCAAATTGTTGTTAATAGAGCCACTACTTTAAGTATTTTTGAAACTGAACCAATACAGGCAAATGATGAGCTTTATTATGAAAACGAACAAACTTTTGATATTGTAAATGGATTTCATTTATCAGGTAGTGCAGACTCTGATCAAAATCAAACATCAAGTCAGCCTGCAATTATTGATTTAAGTTTTTTTAACTGTTATACTTTTGGTAATGGAGTAGAATCTGACAGAATTTTAGATGCATTAACAACACCCGTCTTGTCTTTAGGCAGCAAAGTTACTTCTGTATCTGAAGAAGAATACAAGGAAGTTCACAGATTTTCAGACATAACTTATAGTGGAGTATTTAATCAAGAAAGCAGGTTAAATAAATTAAATCAATTTAATTTAGCTTTAGCAAATTTTAAAACCCTTGAAAGAGAGTTTGGCCCATTAAGAAAAATGCACGCAAGACAAACTGATATTCTTACTTTGCAGGAAGATAAAATATCATATGTATTGGTTGGTAAAAATTTATTATCTGATGCGGCTGCAGGCGGCGCCATAACATCTATTCCTGAAGTTTTAGGAACTCAATTAGCTAGATTAGAAGAATACGGAATAAGCAATAACCCTGAAAGCTTTGCTGTTTATGGATTTGATGTTTATTTTACAGACGCAAAAAGAAGTTCTGTTATAAACTTAAAAGGGGGCTCTGCAAAATCAGACAAGCTTTCTGTTATATCTCAAGTAGGTATGCGTAGTTGGTTTAGAGATTTATTTTTAAAATCATTTTTTACAGAAAAACTTGGTGGGTTTGATCCATATATGAATGAATATGTGTTAAGTTCAAATGCAAATTTAGTTCCTGTTCCTGCTTTGGAAAGAGAATGCGGATATGTCTTAGAGCAGCTAAATACTTTAAATACTTTTTCATTTAATTTAAACTTAGGAACTACTATTGGTGATGTAAATATAGATTACAATATATCTTCAGGCAGTTTGGCAGTTTCTATTTTTTACAATCAAAATCTTATAGTAAATACTTTTATTTCAGGAACAGGCGTGTTGACGTTTAACAAGCCTCAATCAAACCCAATATTAGCTCAAATTGTTATAGTTCCTCAAGAAAATACTAGCTATACGATGAAGTTTAATTGTCCTGAAACAACAGAATTAACTGTAAGACAAATATTTTTAAATAGCCCTACAGATGTGGGTGAAACAGCAAAAATAAGATATAAGTGGGAATTATCATCAAACATAAGTCCTTATAACAATAACTTTATAGTAATGGAATCAGATGGGGTTTCATTGTTTCAAGACCAAACAGGACCAGAATCTTTTGGAACAATACCCGCGGAAGGCTCAATTGTTACGATGGAGATAAAAACATTAACAGTTTTTAATCCGCTTTCCGATAAATTATTATACTTAATATCTGATGTTAATTATCAAGAATCTGATATAAGTACATTAATTCCATTATTAAATAATATAACACCAATACAAAGCTTTCCTACAAGCGGAGGGTATTATGCTCAATTTATTTATCAAAATCCTAGTGACGAAAAATTCTTATATTTGGTATGGGATTTAAGAGATAGTGCAATTGAGACTTTTTGTTATGATGCAACAAGCTTTCAATCTGCTTGCTGTGATTGCGTAAGCGAACCGGGAATCATAAGTGAGTTTTGTTATGACGCATCATCAGAAGTATCTGCTTGTTGTGATTGTGGGTCTCAACCTTAAAAAAATATAAATGGCAACAACAGTAAATAAGTATTTAGATAACGCAGATTTTTTATTAGCAACAGCTGTTTTTGATGACGCAGCTCTAACGACTCCTGCGGCTGATGGATTTTATCAGCAAAATGGAATATATAGAGAACAATCTGGCGGAGCTTTAATTGCGGGATCAACAACATGCCCTTCTTGTTCAGGAAACTCACAAGATTTAAGACTTAATGGGGTTTCGGCACAAAACCTATGTTGTACATCTAGCACACTATATACTGCTCATTTTGCTACAGGTGATTCTTTTACAAACCCAGCTACTACATTAATGTATGCTGACTCAGGTCTTCTAAACTTAGCTCCAGATGGATGGTATAAATTAAAAAATTCCACTCAATACAGGCAGCAAAACTTAGGTGCACTGGGAGCTTTAACAGCTTGTCCTACATGTCCGTCAGGAGGATTTTTTATGTCTCAAGGAAGAAGCGTTTGTACTGATTTTTGCGCAACATCACCAAGTTATGTTTGTACAAGCCAACAATATGTTGTTAGTGGTAATGATTACTTTACTCTTACTATTGGAGATGTTATAGCAGGTGCGTTTACTTTTGTTGATGGATACTATGCGTATGCAAACACTAGTGGAGTATCAACTCCTAGTGGGGTTTTTAGAATAATGGAGCTACTTAACAATGAAGTTGTTGATATACTTGAATGTGATAATGTGCCAGGGGGCCCTTGTGTAAATCTTTAAAATATGGCTGAAGATAATTTATGTTACGGATGGTTACCAGTAAATTTTTACATGGTAGATATTGTTTTTAAAGCTAATACCACATATTATTATGGTAATTTTAATACGTTTACAAATGGAGAAACTGATTATCCATATTCTGGATTAATAAAGTTAAATGAGGATTTAAGTGTTGATACTGCTTTTGATATTGGAACTGGATTTAATCAAATATTGTACTCAGGAGAAAGCATTACGATACAAGATGATGGAAAAATAATATGCACAGGATTTTTTACTTCATTTGATGGAGTCTCTCAAAATAAAGTAACAAGATTAAACCCTGATGGCTCTATAGACTTGGCTTTTTCTCAAAATATTGGAACAGGATTTAATGATTACACTCAAGGGTCTAAAGTAGACTCTAATGGGTCAATAGTTATAGTAGGATTGTTTAATAATTTTAATGGCACACCGTCTAGTCGTATTGCTAGATTGTTGTCTAATGGAACAATAGACCCTAGTTTTGCGATTGGTTCAGGTTTTTCAGGTGGTAGTAGCACAGGAACTGATGTTTTAATAAACCCTGACAACTCAATGTTTTGTTTAGGGTATTGGAATACATTTAATGGGGTAGCAACTTCCCCTGGAATAACAAAATTAACCTCTACAGGAGCATTAGACCCTTCTTTTGATGGAGGAACAGGGATATTTCCATACAGATGTATAAATAATGATCAGACATGTTATCCTAATTATTTTTTTAGATACGCAGACGAAACTTCTTTTTATGTAACAGGGAACCTTACTAGATATAACGATGTTTCTTTTGGATATATTGTTAAGATTAATGAAGATGGCTCTATAGATACTTCTGCTAATTTTGGAACAGGATTTAATGGTTCTACTTATTTATCTACCATAATATGGGAAAATAAAATTTACATACAAGGAGATTTTACTTCGTATGACGGAATAGATTCTTATCAAAATATTGTTTTAAACTTAGATGGTTCTGTATTTTATGCTTTTGAGGAGCCTGCAGATTTTTCTCCGTATGATTATTACCAGCCATTAATTATTGGAACTAAAATATACGCACCTGTTGAAGGGTGTTATCAGCCAATATTTGATGAAAGTGAAGGCTCTAATTTAAAATCTTACACTTTGACTTTTAGTGAATCTGTCAATGGATGGCCTTCTTTCTATAGTTATGAGCCTGATTTTATATTAGGAATGAATCAATATCTTTATACGTTTAAAAACGGAAACCTTTATAGGCACAACACTAATGAAAGAAGAAATAATTACTATGGTTTAGATTATCCTTCAACAATAACAGGCGTTTTTAATCAAGAGCCAACAACAACTAAAGTATTTAAAACCATTGAACTTGAAAGTGATGATGCTTGGGACTGTGATGTTCTTTCTGATTTAGGGACTGGATTTATGCCTGCTTCTTATTTTGTTTTAAAAGAAGGAGCTTATTTTGCTTACATAAGAAGAATAGAAGGTTCTGATAATTTAGAGCTTAGATCTGCACAAGGAATAGGAACTTTTGACTCAACATCAGGCGTTGGACCAAATCCAATTACTTTAACCTTTGTTTTTTCTATAGATTCAATGTTAAGTATTGGAGATGTAGCGTATTATAATGATGCAGGAGTTATAGAAGAGATAGGCGCAATAACATCGATAAGCGTGGATAGAAAAACTATAACAATAAGTAATCCTTTGATTTTAACAGCCGTGCCTTCAAGCTACATTTTATATGTAAAAAACAGCGTTGCAGAGTCTTATGGTACATTAGGTTATTTCTTACAGTTTAAATTAACAAATAACAACACAGAATCTGTTGAGCTTTTTACTGTTGATTCAGATGTATTTAAAAGTAATCCTTAGTTTTTGTATCTTTGTTTTAATGGAGGTAAGGAAATTAAATTCAGAAGATTATGATTCGATATTAGTAAAGTGGTGGAAAGACTGGAGATGGACGGCTCCACCAAAAGATTTTTTACCAAATAATGGAGAGGGAGGATTTATAGTATATGACAAAGGAACTCCTGTTTGCGCAGGGTACATGTATGTAACAAACTCAAAAGTTGGTTGGTGTGATTGGGTTATTTCTAATTTTGAATATAAGAATAAAGGAAAAAGAAAAAAAGCTTTAGTGTTCTTAATAGGGGTATTAACGAATTCATTAAAGTTATCTGGATGTAAATATTCATATGCTCTTTTAAAATCAAAATCACTTACCAAACATTATGAAGAAAACGGATATACAAAGGCAGATACTTATAACGCAGAAATGATGAAATTATTATAATATGGGACTATTTACAACAATAGCAGCAGCTACAGTCGCAATAGGTGGTTCAGTCGCTAAAGGAGCTTTAGCAGGTGATGCTGCAAAAACAGCGGCTAGAGAGTCAGGAAGACTTAGATTAGAGCAAGATCAACTAGAAAAAGAATCTGTAGCTAAATTAGAGCAGAATTTTTATGACGCAGTTAGAGCTACTACAGATGTATATGATAAGCAACTAGAAAGAGGCAATGTAATGGGAGCTCAAATATTAGAAGCTGTTCAAGAAGGAGATCAAAGAGGTGTAGCGGCAGGTTCAGGAAAAGTTAAGCAAGTTCAAGATGCTACATTAGGAGCAACAGCTGATAAGTTTGCAAAGCAAAAATTAGATATAGATATGGCTCGTGCTGAGGCAGGAGAAAGGTCTGCATCAGAAATAGCAGCACTTCAAGATGATAGAGCGGCAGCAGCAGGATTAAAAGCTGATGCATTAACAGCTCAAGCTGATGAGTTGAGAGGACAATCTACAGGTGCATTTATAGATGCAGGTGTTAGTGCACTAAAAACAGGAGTTTCATTGGCAGGGTCTATTCAAGGTAAGGCGGCAGATAAAGCGGCCGAGACTTTAGCTGAATCAGAAGGTATCAGTATAGATGAAGCTAGGTCTCAAATATCCAAATATACAGGAAAAGAAGTAAGACAATTTAATAGAGGAGATATTTCAGCAATTGATGTTTCTAACAGAAGTAATGTGACAGAGTCTGTTCCTTCGCCTGAAAGTATTAATACCAATAATGACATTAGCATGGGAGAAGGTATTGCAGGTGTTAGTAATAATGGCATTAGCATAGGAGAAAGTATTGCAGGTGTTAGTAATGCACCTGTAGACACATCTATACAAGAAATGTTATTTAATTTTTTTAATCAGCAAAAGAAAAAAGAAGAAGAAAAAGCTGTATATGATTTTAATAAAGTTATAGATAGCTTTAAATCTGGAAATTATTTAACGGATTTAACGGATAATATGTTTAATAATGGGTAATAAATTAGACGCTACTAGGATTGCATTAGAAAAAGGTTTTACAGGTGTAAGTGATCCAACTACCACACTCTCTGCTATAACTAAAGGGATGCAGGATGTTGCATCTTGGAAAAAAGGAATAGATGATGCTGAAATAAAACTAAAAACAGATACAGCCAAAGCCTATCAAGACGCAAAAAAACTAGCAAGCGAGCGAATGACAGGAAATAAAACTGTAGACGCTGCTATTTTAGAAGCTTTAAAAAGCACTCAAGATAGACTGTATGACAATCAAAGAATGGTTCAAAAAGGAATGCAGACTCCTACAGACAACCTTATATTTAGACAAAACGCAAGCTCAAGTTATGACATACTTTCCTCTTATTTAAAAGATTATGACGCTAACTTTCAACAAGCAATAAAAGAAGCACAGGGATACGTAGATGAGAAAACAGGGGAATTTATAAAGCCTACAGCGGGAGCCTTTCAAGCTGCTATACAAAAGTTTCAAACCACTTTAGGGAATCCTAATTTATACGAAATTGTAAGTTCTGAAAACGGAAGTCTTAATTTAAATCTTTTTAAAACTAAAATCGATTCTGCTACAAACACTAGGCAATTGGTTTTAGATGAAAACAATAATCCAATCGTGGATCCATCTATGTCAGGTATTGGTGCTTCAACTCTTTTAAAGGGAAAGAATCAAAAAGCACCTAGAGTTTATATGGACGACGAGATAAACAAGGCATTGGCTGATGATACAGCTATAAGTAATGCCTATCAAGTAGTAAAAGATTCATCTGGGTTCACAGGTGTATTTTGGCAAGATATGAGACTTAACCCAGATATAGGAAGATTAATTGATACAGCAGCTATATCAGGGACAACTACTGTAGAACAAAGACTGAGTATTTTAGCGGATAACATGCCTGCAGGTATGGAACAGATACCTGTCAACCCAAACGAGGTTGAAGCACTAGAAGCCCAAGGTATTGATTTAAATGAACAAATTGAGTATACTTACTTTGACCCTGAAACTGGTGAAACAGAACCTGGTACTTATAACAAGTACGCTATGGTTGTAAAAGACCCAATGAGCAATGTATTTATGCCGAAGGAAACCGAGGAATCGAAGTTGGCTTCTGAAAGAATATATAAATCAGCTATATATGCAGGATTGGAAAGAAAATTGGTAGCAAGAGACAAGATTACTACGTTTAGATCCCCTACTCCAAGCCCAGGTGAAAAAAATAACTTGAACACATATAAATTAATTGATCAAGTTGTTGGACAAGGTAACAGAGATAGTTTACAATCTTTAGTAATAGAGTCGGATATTTTAAGAGATTTTACTATTATTCCGAAAGACCCAAAAGATAAAGAAAGTGTTGAGCAGTTGGTGTTTACTAAAATAGATGGAACAAAAACAGCACCTATTCCACTTGGAGGAAGTAGTTCGGCTGTTGATATAGGTAAGTTGCTAACTTCCACTATATTAGGTCAAGGTGCAGAAGAATATGCTAATCAATCTGCTTACAAGGAAGGAGGCGCACTTCTTAGTGAAAAAGTAGTCGAATTTGAAGGCTTTGAAAAACCTAGAAAAAGATATCAAGGTTTAGGAAGATTAGCTATTGGTAAAGATAAAGAAGAGCAAATTATATATGCTTCTCAATATATTAAACAGGCTGATGAAAAGCAGATGGTATCTCAAGCTCAAGTTATAGTTGATAAAGCTCGTGCAAATTATGAAGATATACCTAATATAAGAGTAGGTCAAAGAGATATTGGTATGACTACAGATGATGAGATAAGTATAACTATAGATGGAGTAAAATATTCCAATGAAGGGTCGGAATCAGAAAACTACGAGTGGTTAATGGGGAATATAGATAGAGTGCTAAGCGGACAACAAGTGCAAGGAACATCATCATCTAGTGTAGATTACAAAACTAAATAAAACCAATGGATCAAGAAGTATTACAAGATTTATACGAGAGAGCTAAATCAAAGGGGTATAGCAAATCTATAGAGGAATTTCAGCAACTGATATCTTCGGATAATGAGGTTTTAAATGATAATTTTGAGTATGTCAAATCAAAAGGATACGCAAAAGATATATCTGATTTTTCTATATTAGTGGGGTTTGGTGAAAAAAAAAATCAAGTCGTTACTCCTTCAGATGTAGTAGAGGAAGTTACGGAATCCACTATCGAAACGGAAACAAGTCCTGGCTCTTCGGATTTTTTAGAGGAAATAGATGAATCTGAAGAACAACCTTATGAGTACTTGCAAGATGATTTTAAAGAGCTAGACGCAATAGAATCAGAGCCATACGCTTTTGAATCCGCAAACTCTATTAGGGCTAGAATGATGTCTAGAAGTCAAAGGCAAATTAATCCTGAGTTAAAGCAAAAAATACTATCTGATTACAATATTCAAAAAGCACTTGAAAACGAAATTATAACAGAAAAAGAAATAGATAATGCCATTAAGGGAGGTAAAACATCCATTAAAAAAATACAAGAATTATCTGTAAAAACCCCTGAAGAATACCAATCAATAATAGATAAAGGTGATTTAAATAACCCTTATTCTTATACAAATAAATCTGATTTAGTTGAGTTTGTTTCTAATCCCGAAGATGAATTTGCGCCAACAGGTTTTGAAGATACAGAGGTATCGACAATGTATGATGTTCAAGACCTTAAGAAGGTAAAGGGCTTTAAAATTAAAGACTTTGATGGGTATTTAAATGAGCAAGGATATAAAGAGGAGTATTTAAGGCTTTTAGAGGATGAAACTATTTCTGAAGACGGAAGGTCTTATGATTTTTCAGGAAACTATAACCCCTCGCTTGCAGCAGAAAGATTAAAATTACAATACCTAACAAACTACATAAACAAACAAGTAGAGAGAAACGTTGAGTCTCAAATTGTAAACTATCAATTAAAAAACAAAGGAAGGCATCCATCTTTTGATGGTGTAGAAATTTCATTTAGTTCAGGTGTAGATGACAAACAATTAAGTGAATTCATAGAAAAAGACTTTCCAATAATCACATCCAAGTTAAAAGAAAGAGACGTAGCAAACGAAGAGCTTTATCAAGACATGAAAAATGGAGAGGTTAAAGGGGTTGGTCAGGCTTTTAAACAAGGATATAGGTCTTTAGAAGACAGATTGAGTTCTTTTAGTGCTGGAACGTATGACTTTTTTGGATTAGATAGCGTTGCTGATGAAGTAAGAATGAATCAAGCTGAAACCGAACTAGAAAGAGAAGACTTCATGCGATACACTTACGCAAGTGGTAAGGAAAAAGATGTAGACGGAACTACATATTTGGTTGATGATAAAGGTCAAGTATATGATAAAGACTTAGGAATAAGAGTTACTAATGTATTAACTCCAAGTGAATTGAATTATATTCAAAAAGAAGTGCTATCCAAAGGAGTAAAGGGGACATCATTTTCCACGGCAGGAATGATTATACAAGGAACAGGGATTGTAACAGATATGATGTTTCAAATAGCCCTCACAAAAGGAGTTGGTAATGTCGGAACCGGTATAGGCGGTGCGTTGTCTTTAACTGATAAAGGAGCTAAGGTTGTTAATTTTATGTCTAAAATACCAATGAAAGCGACAACAGCATCTGCTATGGTTGCTCAGGGAACTTTGTTTGCAACAAACTTAGCAGAACAATCTTATAAGCAAGCATTGGATGGCGGAATGTCTATTAATCAGGCAGAAGAAATTCAGTCTATAGCAGGATCACAAGGGCTTGTATTAGGTGTTTTAACAGCACCCCTATCCACGCAGACTTATGCTATGGATAAAATATTTGGGAAGAACGCGAACAATGTACTTTTAAAAGGAGCATTGGAAGCATACGAAAAAGCAGGAGCAAAAGGAGCCAAAGCTTATTGGACAAAAGCAGGATTAAAAGCCGAAAGATACCTTTTAGAAAGTGGAAAAGAAGTTTTTCAAGAAAATGTTCAGCAAGTAGGTCAAGCATACGTTATTGGAGATAATGTTAATGAGTTTGCTAAGAAGGAAATAATGGCCAACACTATTAGTGGCGATGAATTTATTAATACCACAATACTTTCTGCAGCTGCAGGATTCTTTATGCCCTTTGCAGGAAACATGTCTTCTAATATAAAAACAAATTACAATAAAAGATTTAGACCAGGGGTGGCCGCTGTAGATAAAATGAATGCTTTGTATAATTTATCTAAAGATGTAGATAAAACAACTAAACTTTTAAATAGTCAGGTCACTAAAAGAATTTACACCGAAGAGCAGGTAAAAAGAATATTATCAGACATTGAAGTTTACAGAGAAACAATAAACAAAATACCTAAAGGATTAAACGCAGAAACATCTTTAGGTGTTATGTCTGTGATTTCAGAAATAAATAAACTAAAGGCTGAAAGAGATGGTTTAGATGTTGATGTTTTTACTGATAAAGTTCAAGAGATAGATGACAAAATAGCTTTTTTGAAAAACGCAATAATTCAGATTACTAGGTCTGGAGCTAAAAAAGTTGTTGCAGATAAACGTCCTATAGGAGAAGAAGAAATTGTAGAAGAAGAAGTTGTAGAAGAAGAAGCTGTAGAAGAAGAGGTTTTTGATTTAAGTGACTTAGAGTCTGATATTGAAAAAGCTGATAAAGAGGGAACATTACTAGATAACCTTGATAAGAAAGGATATAGCAATGGAAAAGAAGGTATGATAAGGGTTGATAAGGAAAACCAAAACACACTCGTATTTGAAACTAACGATGAGATTATAGAGCTAGGGAGAAAAGATGAAATTGGCGATAATACATTGGCTTCTGTAGATATAACTTTAATGCCGCCAGAGGGTGTTGACGTTGCTCCTGTTGGAACTACTAAAAAAGTAAAACCTATTAGCAAAAAGAAGTCTAAACAAGAAGAAGAAGTCAGGACTTTAGATGTGTTTACTGTTGATGGTGTTGATTATACAATAACAGGTAGGCGTAGAGATAAAAAAGGAAAAGCCGTAGTTAGAGTAAAAGAAGTTGAAAGTGGATTAGACAGAAGGCTTGTTGGGGAAAAAGCTGAAAGAATACTAAAAGACGAGGCGTTAAGAAGAGAGAAGAAGCCTCAAGAAATAAAACTTACAGTAGAAGGAAAAGAAACTGTAAAGCCTGTAGTTAAAAAGAAGTCTAAAAAAGAAGCTCAAGAAGAATACGACAAAAAGACTTTAGCTGAAATTGAGGCAATGGAGAAACAATCTGAAGAAGATGTTGCTGCGTTTGAAGAAATGGTTGTTGAGGAGGCTGCGTCTAAATCTAGTGACAGAGATGTTGTTCAGGTTGGCGAGAATATATTTCAAGTTACAAAAAAGAAGGACGGATCTTTTACTGTGTCTCAAATGAGAGATGATGGAAAATTAATCCCGGTAAAAGATGAATCATCTAGAAAAAAACCAATAGGTGTATTTAAATCTAAAAAATCAAATGAAGAAAGAAGAGCTATAACTGAAGCCGAAAGATTAATAAATGAATTCAAATCTCAAGAGCAGGACAAGATATTAGACTTTTTAGATAAAGCTATATCAGCAACCTCAAGCAATGGAAGAGCTTTTGATGCAACATTAGGTATACCTATGTTTGCTGCGAACAATAGTCTTAAAATTGTTAGAGCATCATATAAAGCTGGTAAAACTATTTTACAAGCCATACAGGATGCACTAGAAAGCTTAAGGAGTCAGGGCTACAATCCTAACGAATACACCTATAAGCAATATGTGTTTAACCAATTAAATAATAAAAAAGATGCCATTCAAAAGCCAAGCACAGAGGAGCAAGTGTTACCAGATGATGCAGGAAGCAAAGAAGAGGGGGGAGACTCCGAAGTGGGACTGCAACAAGTTCGAGAAGGAGACACTCAGCAAGTCACTACCGACACGCAAGTCGAAGAAGGTAAAACGGAAACCGATACAACTAGCGACACGACTGCGGAGGCAGATACTGAACAAGTAACAGAGCCTACCTCAACAGAGGAAGGTATGAGTGTGAAAAAGTCTCCAAGTGTAAACAAGATATTAGGAAGGAAAAGAACTAAAGTTACAGTTGATGAGTACTCTGCATTAAAGACTCAGATTAAATTAGAAGCTAGAGCTGCTAAAGGAGCTGTGCAGGATTTAAAAAAGAAACGTAAAGCAGTAAACGCTGTAATAAAGTTATTTTCTGATAAGAGAAAAGGAGTTATCTCTCCACAAAAACTTCAAGTTGTTCTTAATAAAAGTGAGAGAACAAACTTTTATTCAGAAAAATCTGTAGATGAGTTTTTAAACTATATGGAAAAAGTTTTTTCTGATGCAGATTTTGCAAATGATATTGATATAGCAAACAAACTAAAAACAAGAGCTACTAAAAAACTAAACTCAGGGAAACTAGGAGATAACGGAAACTTAAATGGAGCTGTGTCTCAAATAATTTTAGCTCCTGTAACTGATTTTACTCCTTCTCAACTAAAATCATACAATGAGTTTTTACAAAAAATAGCTAAACGAGACAAAAAAACAAAATTAGATAGAGAGTTAATTCAAGAAGCAAATGATTTACTTAACTCTATAACTCCTAAGGCAGAAACTGAACAGGCGCTAGCTAAAATTGAAAAGCAAAAAGAAAGTGATAAAAAAGTAGTAAATAAAATTCTTAACCCAGAGGTAAGTGGAGAAACTATTATAGAAGAAAACTCTGATTTCATTCAAAATAAATTAGATGCTTTAGACTCTGGCACATTAGAAATTCTTGTTGATAAAGTAAATGCAGCAGAAAACGAAAGCAACTCAGAGCTTGTTCAAGAGTTAAATGATTATGCAGAGAATAGACAAAAGCTTATAAATAACACTACTAAAAAGTCTAGAAACGTAAAATTAAATAATCTAAGCAAAATTTCTTTAGAACAAAGTGTAGGTCCTAGAACTTTAAAAGGTCTAAACAAAGGTCAGTTAGCTATGCTTACAGGAAAAGAACTGTCTCAGTTGGATGTATATTTAGACAACATGTCTGAAGGGTTTTACACGCACTTCACAAACAACATAGCTCAAAAGATAGCTGCTAATGATAGGTCTAATAATATGAAGCCTATTTTAGATAAAATGTTTACAGCAAAAGGAAAGTTTTCTACAATGAGACAGTATGCAGCTGCTAGTGTAAAAAATGGATTAGGAAAGGTTGGATTTGGTTCTTCAATAGCTGCTAAACAAGTGGGCATTAGAGGTCAAATGATTAGGTCAAACCCACTAAGCGTCATGGATCAAATGTTTGGAAACTATAAAAACAATACTATATATGAAAATAGTATACGACCTACTGCACAAGCACACGCTAGATTTAAGAATTGGATTAACGGACAGATCGACATTATTGATGCAATAGAGTCTTTGATATCACCTACTAGAAAGGAAGGTATAAATCAATCGGTAAAAAGAAGATTTGAATTAACAACATATTTGCTTCAGCTAGAATACGAGTCTAATCCAAATAAAAAAGGAACAAACCCAGCAATAAAGTTCATAGAGGATACTATAGCTAGATATAATTCTGATAAAAAAGCTAGTAAGTATAATGAAAACAGTATAGGTATACTTAAGAAAATAGCAAAAGAATATAGCGAGGATGGACAAATATCTCTCAAAAAAATGGACGATGCTATGTCCACAAAAACTAAAAAAGCTTTAAACCTTTTACAAGGTGTTTATTCAGGGCTAGGAGAGCTTCAATCCTATGCAACTAGAATTGTTAGAGGTAATGAACTTGACTTGGTAAATAATTATGTCCACCACAAAGCGGATTATAAAGGTGAGGAAAGAGATGATGCTAATTTTCAAAATGCAATAAATTTTTTAAGCTTAAAACCAGGGACAAAATCAAGCACGTCTTTTGCAAGGTCAGGAGCAACAGCCATAGACTTTGATCCTATAACAACTGCTTTAAGAGCAACTAGAAATACAGGTATGGATTATTTTATGAGTAATGAAATATCTACTACTAGACAATCAATGGCTGCTTTAAAGAATATGACAAAAAATGATGAGTCTAAAACAGACGAACAACAAGACCAACTTAATGAGGCTGTATTAGATTTAAACAAAATATATAGCGAGGCCCTAAACAACGTTGTCACAAACAACATGAGCAGCACAGTATTAGGTGGCAGGCTACTTAATAATGCTAGAACCCTCGGTTACTATTCAACCTTGGCATCTGTTCCTAGAGCAGGAGCTGAATATGCTTCTAACCTTGCTTTCGCAGCATTATCAGCACCTGGAGAATTTGCCATAGGGTCTACAACATACGCAAAACTATCTATGACTAATAAAGGTAGAATGATTATTGAAAATGTTTTTTCTACGCAAAACACAAAGCTATATTCTGATGATCAGTTAGGTGGTTCAAAATCAGACTCTCAAGGGGTTTCAAAAAAGAAATCATCTCCTAAAGCTAAAGGAAACGTAGGTCAAACAGTAGAATATGTTATAAGAAACACAGGAGTAAAACATGTTCCTAAAGTGGTATCAAAAATAGGAGAGACGTTAGTAACAAAACCTGACCAATATATATCTAGACCTTTGTGGTTTGGTACTTTTGCAAAAACATTTAAAGCAGAAACAGGTTCAAAAGTGGACTTTGATAAAATAGCTGATAATGATTCAGACTACATGAATAAATATAAAGACGCAATTCAAAAAGCAACGTCTAAGGCAGACAACAATGTAACTATGGCTGCAACATCTAATGATCCATTTTCTTCGGTGTTAAAAAACCAAGCACAAGATAGAGAGGGTATGATGAATTTTTACAGAATGGTAAATGGATACATGTCTAGATTTAGTCTTAATGAATATGCAACGGCTAGACAAGCAGTAGCCTCAATAGCAGGACAAGGTCAGTTAGGAGTAGTTAGGGGCGCATCAACATTAGCAGGAGTTGGAGTCAGAATGTCTATGTATGTAATGCTGTTAAGATATCTAAATGGAGTAATGTTTGGAATGTTAGGTATTGGAGATGATGACGATACGGATTATGAAGAATTAGGTATTCGACAGGCTGTAGGAGCTGCTACATCATTAATTTCAAGAGGTGTATCTGGAAACATACCGATGATTCCATTGAACTTTGTTATAGAGTCTTTAAATAAAGAGTATGGATACGAAGTTGGGTTAAGGTCAGAAGAAAAGTATAATGGTTTAGAGCATGGTTTGGTGTATGCTACCATAAACCCCTCGAATGCAGCTAAAAATTTAGAGGAAGCCACATTACTTCAATTATCAGGTCCTTTTAATCCTTACGCAAAAACATTTCTCAGGGCTTCTAAACTAGGAATTAGAGCTGCTACTAATAAGACAGAAGAAAGTCGACAAGATAATTTAAATAAATTATTTTCAAGCAGAACCGGTATTGAAATAGCCAATATGTTTGGTGGAGTTCCTTTCTATAGAGATGTAAGAAAAGGATTTTTAGAAGAAGAATTTAAAGAAGGCGAAACTATCAAGCCTTTTACTTTAGAGGAATTAAAGTTTTATGATATTAAAGAGTATAATAGATTAATTAAACTAAAGGAATTTGAGAAAAAAAACAAAGCCCCTAAAAGTATTGACGAGTTAAATATAGAGAGAGAACTAAAAGCTTTAGAAAAAGAGCTAGAAGAACTTTAGTTTTTTTTTCTATCAAGCAACTGTTGAAGTTTTCTTATTAATTTAAAATCAGGTCTTGGCTTTAGTTTTTCTTTTAAAATTTGATTAACAATAGTTGATTTCATTTTAATTCGTTTTCAGTTGTTTTTTTAAGGTCTCTAAGTATATAATTAATTTCTTTAATTTTAATATTTAATTCCTCGTAATCTCCATCTACCAAGCATTCATATATATCGTCAGTAAGATTATTAATGTTCTTCATTGTAACATTAATAAATGGTATTGGTAGGCTTATCTTGTTGTCAGTAGGCATTATGGTCTATAAAGCTACAAAAATTTTATGTATCTTTTGACCTCTCTCTGTGCATCTTACCAAGCTTCGCTTTCAAGGCTTTTATTTCTCTTTCTTGATCGCGAAAAAAATCCGCATAACCTTTATAAAAAACACCTTTATCTATAAATCTTTCATTAGAAAATCTACTAAGCGCCTCAACAGAAACATAATATCTTTCATATATCTTGTTTAACTTATCCAATTCTATTGAGTCTAGACTATTTCTTTTAGCTGAGTCTTTTACTTTTTTTATTTCCTTTAGTCTTTCTTTTAGTAATTGTATTGGCTCTGTTATCATTTTATATAAATCTCATTATTAGAAATTGTATCTAAATATTCGTCTAATTCAATTTCATAAACATCTACTAATATAGATGCAGATGTCTTTGCTCTAAAATATTCTATTTTAAAGAATGTAGGCTTTGCATTTTCATCATGAACTACACCTGATATTTTTACGATTTGTTTATTAGTGCTTGGTAAGCCATAAAGCTTGTCAATCTCACTAGTTATCATTCTTCTAACCTTTGGCTCAAACTCATATATTTGTTTGAGAAAATACTCATCTAATTCAAATTCATCCACCTTTATATACTTCTGTTTTACATCCATGTTTTTTTAATTCTTTTAATCTATATTCTTGTAGGGCAGACACCCTGCCCCCTGGCTTTTTTACTTCTGAAAACAACACATCACAATTAGGAGGTATAGCTATCAAATCAGGTATACCATTCTTATTGGTTTTAATGAGTTTTATAACGTAATATCCCTCAGCTTCTAGCTGATCAATCCTTTTCTTTTGTATCTGTTGTTCTGTCATTGTCCCACTCTTTCTTAGTTATTACCATATTTATAACCCAATCCCCGTTTTCATCAAACAAAGGCTTAGTGTAAGCAACCTTGCTTGCACTTGCTTCGTAGGTGTCTTTAAGTATTATTGGTTTATTATCCATTGTATTTAATTTAAAGTTAATAAATCTCTTTTAAAGTGTTTCAAGGTGTAATCTTTCTTTTTGCTTACTGCCTTGTATATTTTATCTTCAATACCTTTAGATGTGAATATCCAAAATATTTCATTCTCTGGTCTATCTTTAGTGGTCATTCGGTCACGACTCTGCCAATAGCTTGTTGCACTAAAATCTATGTTGTAATACACTAGATACTTAGCTTCTCTTAAACTTATACCTTCTCGCCCACTAACAATCTGCAATGCAATAGATTTATCTGTCGTGTTAAATGTGTCTAAATCAGTACACACATGTTCACCATAAACTTGTTTTATTGCATTAAGCTCTTCTTTAAACTTATAAAAGATACCTATTTTATTAGAACAAAAGTTATCATATATGTATTGAGCTTTGAATGTGTCAAGGACCATTGAATTGCCGCTTTCAAATTTAACAGTACCACTATACATTTGATGTAGTTTCTGCATCAATTTAACGCTTGTGTCAGCCAATATAACATCTTCCTTTCCCTCAACAACTAAATACTTTGTTAGTTTGTTACAGAGGCTGTAAATAGATTTAGGAGCATCTACTCTAAGTATATTCTCTTTAATAGATGATTCAAATCCTGCTTCTTTTTGAGTATATGAAATCATATACTTATTCATCTTATCTAATATAGATTGCCTACCCCCAGAGTAATCATTAACCATAAATGATCCAATACGTTTTGTCTTTGGAACAACATAGTCTTTAGCGAACTTGTAAAAGTTTATGTAACTTCTAAAAGGGTTGTTAGGAATAGAATATACTTGATGGTACATTTGACTAAAGGATTCAGGAGTAGGAGTTCCTGACAACAATACAACATAAGGGTTGTTCTTAATTATAATCTCTTTAACCTGCTTAGCTCTTTTGCTTGGCTTAGGAAATGCTCCCATGCCATGTGCTTCGTCACACACAATTGCATCCCAACCTTTTATATCAATCTTATGTAATGATTCATAATTTATAACTAACATTTCATAGTCTGGACTCAGTAGTTTATAATCAGATTCAATGCTGCTTATTGCCTTCTTCTTTGTGATAAACAACACCTTGTTCACACTCATCATTTCATTTAAAATACCTAATGAAGTAAGTGTCTTCCCGGTTCTTACTTCCATAGATAAGTATACAAAACCGTAATCAAATAAACATTTGACTCCATTAGTTATTATTCTTTTTTGGTAGTTTCTAAATTCAATCATTTAATTTAATTTTAATTTTAACATTGTGTATAATTGCATTAAAACGCAACATACACGGTCATTGTAGTGCATTAAAACGACACCACAACAATATATAAAATCAATTAATTATTACTATTTGCTTTTAAGAACATTATTGCAGTTTTGTAACTTTCAATCAATCTAAAGTAAGAGGCTTCTACAAAATCTTCTCTTGCTTTACTATGTTGTTTCTTTGCTTTTTTTAGTTGGTATTCCATCAACTTTATTGTTATCCAATCCATAATTAACTGTTTTTATATTTAACGTTGTAGTTAATGTTTTTTACGCCATTTCTTCCAACTATCTTTTAACCATTCCACAAGCACAAGTAATAATCCAGTAAGTAGCATCAATCCAACTATAGATAACCCTATTACATCTTTCCAATTCCAAAACATAGTTGTATTTGTATCAGTACTGCAAGAAGTCAAAAACA